TTCACATGGCGAACTGCCCAATGGCCGCGGACCCAGTGTCCATTACGCCAATGTCCGTTTACCCATACCCATGCTTTTACTTTAACTGGAGCATGTGCCTGCGGTGTTGGAGGTGGTGGGGGATGTGCATGAACCGCACACCCACTCATTAGAACGCAAAAGATTGCGGTTGTCAGTAGTTTCATTTTATTTTCCTTAGTCTTTGATTGGAACAGTGAGGTCTTCAGGGTCGGCATAAAATGCATCTGCCGTTCCTTCTCTTCGATCAAACTTCTGTACGATCTCCTCATCCATTAGACGTATGACATGTTGCTTAAATTCATCATCAGACGTAATTAATTCATTCCACTTTGAAGGTTGAAACTTTTTGGTATAACCATCTGGTGTAGAAAGTGTGTACCATGCTCCCGCAGATGTTAGATAATCAGAAGATTTGATTGCATCAAACCAGCTTTCTTCATCGCGAATACCAATCTCTTCCGTTCCCCACAAGATCCGAAACGCACATGAGCGACCCTGTGTTCCAAATCGAGATTTCTCAAGTTTAATCTTCACTTCAGAGCCGATTCTAAAGCCTTTATCATCTTCAATAAATGATGACTTAGCTTTTCGTCCCGTTAACCAGATGCGCAAAGAATATGCATAATGCATTGCTTTACCACCCGGCGTAATATAAGGAGTTGTCATAGCCACAATACGTGCGTTTGGACCCTGTGGGATATTGGTCTTCAACTGGTTAAGTACAATGAACGTAGCTTGTTTGTCTGCCAGTGGAATAGTCAACTTCGACATTCCTTTAGCTAAGATACGAGCCTTTACTGCCATTGAAGATTGCGGATTAAAATCACCTTCAACATCTGAGATTGACGGCGTAAACGCCAACGAATCCCAAATAAATACCATTTTTTCATCGGTTGCCCCAAGAAGTTCTTCGATAGTCTCAAGAACAAACTCGACAGACGATGCTTGAACATACATTAATCGGTCTAGATCACATCCAGAGCGCTCCAAAAAGCTTGGGTCGATTGCTGATTCGGAATCAAAATATACCACAAGCTTACCCTGTTTCTGAGCGTTTGCTGCAATCTGTGCTGCCATGTAAGATTTACCTGTTGATTCAAGGCCAGCTATCTCTGTGACCTTACCTACTGGAATACCTGCAACTTGTCCTTTGCAAATAATAGAGTCAAGCCACCGAGAGCCTGTTGGGATCCACTCTTTTACGGAGGTGGGATTATCTCCGGTTAAATCATGCGCGACATTACGGCCGGCTTTTTTGTTAACGAGCGACATCAGATCTTGCATAGATACTCTGCCGGCTTTTGTTTTAGTTTTTCTGGCCATTTGCCCTCCTGTAAATTAAAAAGCGGCAGACTTTACACCGGTCTGCCAGCGGCTATTTGTTACTCTACTGCAGTGTCAGCAGAGCCAGCGGTATCTTCCGCTGTGTCTTCGTCCTTATCCCCACAACCTGCCAAAAGCGTTGCAGCAAGGATTGGTAGAACTAGTCTCATTGCTTTATCTCCTTAAAAGCGGCAGACTTTGCACCGGTCTGCCAGCGGCTTATTTTATTCACCAGTATTGGTGGTACTTGTCTCAGTAGTAGTCTCGGTTTCCGTCGCTTCAGTTTCTGAATTCGTACTTGAAATTGCAGTTACTTCTGTCGTCTCGGTAGAAACTTCTTCGGTGGCTGCAGCTTCTGATGGTTCTTCAGAAACCTGTTGTGGGTCATAACTACAAGTTCCGTATGCTGTAGCTACCACAAGGGCACCTCCAACAAAACTTACTTGAACTTTCCATCTTTGCCACGCGGACTTCAATGATTCTAACATACTTATTTCTCCTCTTTTGTATGATGTGGCAGAGTATTTGCAGGCCCGCTCTGCCATCGGTTCTCAAACGAACTATTTAGATCAGCTACTCATTAATTCATCAAATGCGCGGTCGACCTCACTCGTTCCATTGGAGGGAGCGTATTTAGCTGTTTCTGACGACCTGCTTTCTGCAGACGAATCTCCAGAAAGTTGGGCGTCAAGAATTGCGTCGACCTGTTCTGAACTTAGACGCTCGAAAAGAGTATCTACGTCCGGCATGCGATCAAGGAGGGCGGGGATCGCTTCCGTGTCAGGTAGTAATGTGGATGTGTTTCGACGCATCTTCAAGTTTGTTTGAGGATAGGCACCGGGCTTTGTTGGCTTGGTATAAGTCAACGTAATATCGGTCCCAGACTGAAGATCTGTAATGTCGCCGTATTCCGGGTCAAGGATATAGCCAAGAAGAAGTTCGTAAGCCTTCTTTCCATAGCCGTACATCTTAATTCCCTCTTCCTCTCGGCCTCGGATTACGACTGGTGAGAAATAGCGTTGGCGCACAAAGAGTGACTTTGCAAGCTTTTTGCTTTCCTCATCGTTGGTTGAAACTCCTTCTTTCCACAAAGAAGAAGCGAATTCGCAAATGCTGCAGTGTTCTCCAAAATTTCGTTTTGGACACATAATGCCGCCCTTGTGTTCGCCCACATTATAGTGGAAATGAAGTTCCTTAAGTGGATCGCCATCTTTAGTGGGCACAATACGAATGTCTTGATCCCCCTCATCTGGCTTAAAGAAAACCGAAGTCTTCCGATCGGGGTCATCGCCCCTAAGTGATGCGAGCTTTCGTCGCATAAGTTCCATATCAATTGCCATGTTGTTTTCTCCTATTTTGGCTAAAGTGTGTTAAGCATTCCTTAACACCTAGTTTATTACATTCGACGTATCATGTCAAGTGTTTTTTTGTATTACGTTAGTGTGGGCAACGCAGAACCCAAAGTCATTTTGATGCGGCGTTTCATAGATAGCGTAAGATATACGCTGAAATGTGTTTTTTGGCTTGTCTTTTAGCAGTGCGACAAGCCTTTTATGTAGTTTTCCGTCCGTTTCTAGTGTTTCTTGATTTATACATATATAATAACATACGTCTCGCGGGGTGTCAAGATCAAAAAACCACTTTTCTTCAAGATTTTTTGGATTCAAAGCCCCAATCGCACGAATGCGATTTATTTCCAATGGTTTAGAAACCATACCAATCTCTGGCTCCGCATGTGTAAAGTAGTTAATATAATGAATCATAGAAAAAATTGTATCGTTGATAGTTTCATAATACTTTTTAATAGGAATATTGTCAAGTGATTTTTCTATTTCCAGATTAGAAATCATTGTAAAAGATTTAAATAGACCTGAACGTGCATATTCCTGCAAGACTCCAAATGCAGTATTTTCTAATAATTTAGGCGTTCCAGTAAGAAGCTCCGAATCGGGCTTGATATAAAACACTTCTATATTTTTATCTTTGATTTGTTCAATTATTCCCAAAGAATAACTTGAGCTGTATGATGAGCCTGTGATAATGACTTGGACGTTATCGGAAATATCTGAGAAGAATTTTTTTAGATCTGGTATGTTTTTTTCATAATCTTCTGGATTTTCGTACGAGCCTAATTTAAACTTTCGCTTGGATGAACGCTTTATAGAACTATTAAGACAATATACATCATAATTGCTAGTTTGGCTGAATAGGGTAGCAATTTTCGAGGCAACGTTGCCAATTCCAACAATTGATATCATAATTTTAACTCTTTTAAATTATAGTAGTCTTTGCCAGCACTTAAGTTGCACAGATAACCATCTTCAAATATCTCTTTTATCTGTTCTATCAAGGCTCTGTCATTATCGTCGTAATCTAATACAATTTCATCATGCACAATGTGCGAAATATAAGATTTACACTTATTATCGACTAGAAACTTATCGATCTCCACAGCCTTAGCTAGCACCCTGTCAGATGTGGTGCTTTGCAATAAATAATTTAATGCCTTTCTTTCTTCCACTTCAATTTTACGGCCGTACGGTGTATTAATATAACCTTGCGAATACCACTTGTCAAGAACTTTTTTGCGATCATATTGATTACTCTTTACATCATCCGAGGTTGGATCGTATAACCAAGCAAAGAATCTCACTTTGCATTCTTCGCGAGTAACTTCTTGTTCAAATAGATGTTTAGAGTTCCAAGAATGAATATCTTCGTCAGGCTGCTGCTGATCACACAAATCTAGTAGTGTGCGGACTTCTGCACCATTATAGTCTAAGCATACAAACAGATCATTATTTGGTTTAATCATTTGTCTCAATTCTTTCTTTAAAGTGAGAATTGGAAAAGAATCAGAATTAGTAGTGAGTCGGCCAGTGATTGTACCAAAAATATTATAATCGATACTGTTATATTGGCTAAGCAATAATTTGACTTTTTGACGTTCACGGGTAGTAGTCATCAAATGCCTACAATCACTTATTGACAAGTTTAATTTTTGGTATTTAATTTTGTGTATTAGTTGTTGGACCGAATCGAGATGTTCGTAGTTTGGTGGTCGTTCGTAATTGTAATATACATGTTCAGTGATTTTGTTCTTAACTTCACAAAACCTTACCAAAAAATCTTCGGGTATCAAATCAAAGATACAGTGATCGTTTAAGTTTACTTTGGCTATTTTAAATGATTTTAGATAAGCTTTGAGTTTATTTTGACAAGTTTTTAATTCTTCGGCGTGCTGTGTGGGGCAACAATCCTCTATGCTTTTGCCATTGGTGCGCAAAAACATGTATTCAACTGCTTTGTTGTGCAACGAGCCGCTGTATTTCCATGTTACTGACATATCTTTTGGATAATCGTCAAAGT